CACTGCACAGGGTCGGGTTCGTGGCGCGGAAGGTTTCGCACATGAAGGGGGCGTTCAAGCGGTCCAGCTTGTCTTGGCACTCCGCGTGGTCGTAGGCGTCGTGCCCGCTGCTCCACTCGTGCGCCAGTGCGTCCCCTTCGGTGCAGTGCTTCACCACGGCGAGGCAGGCCCGCCACGTCGGCTCGTCCTGCCCCGCGCCCTTGAAGTCGCGGAAGAACTTTATCTGCGCGCAGTGCTGGGCGATGGCGCGCGCCGACGCCGGGGGATACTCCATGCCGCCGCCGAGGTCGCTGTTCAGCCCCTTGTGCGTGTTGTGCTCCCGTGTCACCACGCCCAGTGCGTGCTTCGCGTCGATCAGTGCGCGGAGGAAATGCGGGAACTCGATGGGCGTGGTGTTCGTGTGTTTCAGTTCGACCTGCGTCACACCCTTGCCCTGCTTGGTCTTGTCGTTGACCGTCCCCACCGGGCGCAGCACGCTGGCGATGTCCGCGACCCGCGTGGTGTCGTCCTGCGCGAAGTTGAGGCGGCGCATCAGTGCTTTCAGCGTGCTCGCTGCGATCTGCCATTGCTCCTTCGGCACGTCCCGGTCCATCATCCAATAGACGTGCCAGCCGTTGCCGGAACTCACCACGAAACTGGGCTTCGGCAGGTTAGCTTCTTTGCAGAACCGGATTAGGTCTTTCAGTCCCGCCGACTTGTCGAAGTTGTACTGCTTCTTGCAGTCGAGGTCCAACCAAAAGCTGCGGGCGTGCGACGCGTTCACGGCACCGCGCCAGTGCTTCTTGCCGTCGTCGCCCCGGTACTCGGACTGGTGGTATCCCGCCAAGGCGAAATACACGTTGCGCCCCGTCGCGGCGTTGCGCAGGGCGGTTTCGGCCATCAGCGCGGTGTCGGTGAACGCGTCGTGCCGAATCCCCCGCTCCTCGCCCAGTTCAGTGATGAGGAACAGGTAGCCCTTCGTCGGCAAGACGTGCTGCAAAAATTCTGCGGTGTTCATAGGCTTCCCTTTCGTAAATCGTTCGTGCTCAGTGCAACGTGGGAAGCCGTGTCAGTCAGTGCGTACCAGTTCCTTGCCGGGGCCGGTCATGTACTTCTTCAACAGGTTGACGAGGTACACGTCGAGCGTGCGCCCCTTGAACGCCTGCGGGGCCGGTAACTCTTCGTAGCGCACCGCTGTCAGCACCGCCGCATACAGTTCGCGGGCCAGCGGTTCGTTCTGTTCGGTGCGGACCCGCTCGTGCTGGTTCAGCCAGCGCGACGCCGTGCTGCGGGACACCGCGATCACGGCGGTGATATGTCGAGGGGCGATGCCGTACTTGGTTACGCGCTGTAGCATCATTCATCCCCCATGTTCCCGCCCTTGGCACGCACGCCGATACGGATGGTGCGCTCAAGGTGTTCCGCTGCGACCGTCGCGACTTCGCGCATGGCGAGCGGGCTGATGTCCTGTGCAGCGATCACGCGCCCGGCTACTTCGGTGAGCGCGATGATGATGTCGGGCAGGTGGACCCGACGATTGTTCAGTACGTGCATGATTTCCGTCGTGAGGCCATGCACTTTTTCTGCGTCGATTTCAAAGGTCGCCATATCTTCTCCTGCGGAGGGGAGGGGGCTTGCGCCCCCTCAGTGGGTCAGTCGTCCAGTTGGTGCAGCAGGCTGTCGAGGTCGTCGGCCAGTTCCACCGCTGGTGCCGGTTCCTGTGCGACTTCCTCCTCGGGCTTCTTTGCGGCCTTCGCTGCCTTGGCAGGGGTCGCCTTGGCCGGTTCAGCAGCCTTGGCCGGTTCAGCAGCCTTGGCCGGTTCAGCAGCCTTCGCCGTTTCAGCAACAGGCCCGCCATCGTCCGCCGGGGCCGCGTGCCCGCCACCGCTGATGATGTTGTTCGCGATGTCCGAGTGCGCGACCTCTTGCGCCTCGCGGAACTGTTCCTCCGAGAGGAACCCGACGACGGCCAGCACCAGTTTCGGCGTGGCCTCTTCGCGGTCGAAGCGCAGCTTGGTCACGACTGCCGAGTACGGGACGCCACGGTTCTCCAGCATCTTGCCGTACTCCTGCACGGGCTTGAGGGATGCGGGCGGAACGCGCAGCAGCATCGGCTCGTTCAACTGCCCGGCGGGGGAAATCGCGATGCGGCGAGAGTCCTGACAGGCCTTGCCCTTGCCTTCCTTGCCCGAACCCCACACGTTGTGCGGGCAGGCTGCGCAGGTCTTGGCTTGCGGTGCGGCGGCGTCGGCTCCGGGCTTGACGCTATCGTTGGAGTAGCAGTCGGGCTTGCTCGACGAACCATCCTCATAGCCCCGTGTGTAGAACACCTTGGACAGGTTCGGATTGGCGCGGAGCATCACCACTTCCAGCGAGGAGGCGGCTTCGTCCGGGTCGTCCGGGCGGGTGATAACCGTGCGCTCGTCACCGCGCACGATAGTGAACACCTTGCCCTTGATGGACAGCACGGGGTAGCCGCCGTTGCCGACGTTCGAGGTCAAGTCCGAGTTGACGCCTGTCACACCGCGCAGGTGCGCGGGCAGTTGGGCGGACTCGAATGGGATGATTTGTGTCATGGTGTTTTCTCCTTCGTGTTAGTAAGTCGTTTAGTTCCTGCGGATGTTCACCGTAGTCTCACGGCGAACATTCACACCCGGCGGGAGTTCGGCGTTCGTTGCCAAATACTCCTCAACTGCGGCCTTGCTCACGGCCTGTGTCAGCAACTGCCACAGGTCTTTTTCCTTGACGAACTCCAGCACCGCATCCCAGTCCGCCACGGAGGCCGTGGTGCGCAGGGTCTTGTACGCGGTGCCGATGCCACGGCAGGAAATCGTATCGGAGCCAGTGTCGTTGAATCGCGACAGGAACATGGCTTCGATTTTTTCTTGGTACGCCTTGTCGGAGGCGTCGGCCTCGTCGAACGCTTTTTTGCGCTGCGCCCGGCGGTCCCGCAGTTGCAGGTACACGGCCATCAGTTGATCGTTCTTCATTTCAGTTGCGGTCGTCATGGTGATGCCCTCCATAGGTGGGTTACAGATGCTACACAAGCTAACAACTCTCGTCTAGCGGCTTACACGTTTTTCACACTCCCTCCTCTACCAAGTCCAGCAGCAGCCCTTGCATCCGGCCACGACTTTGCAGGCGCTCGTATATCCTGCGCTCCGCCGGGGTGCCTTCGACGTTGACGATAAGCTGGCTGAGTTTCTGTCCGGGGCGGGTGATGCGCGCACAGGCTTGCTCGTACACCTCCAGCGAGTTGGGCGGCGCGAACCACACGACGACCGATGCCGCCGTGAGGGTCAGGCCGTGCGACATGGCCGACGCCTGCGCGACCAGCACCTCCGGTTCGGCCCCGTGCTGGAACTCGCGGATGATGCGGTCCCGTTCGCTCTTAGACGTTGCGCCCCGGATGACCTCCACCGTGTACGTCTTGCGCAGGTGCGCCGCCACGGCCTCCAGCGCCCCGGTGAACGGGACGAACACGATAACCTTGCTGCCTGCTGCTTCGATAATCTCTTCGGTCAGTCGCAGTCGGTTCGCCGCCGGGATGAACACCGTGTCGCCCGTGTCGGTGTACGCCGCACCGCACGCGATCTGCACCAGCTTCATTACCTTGATGGCCTCGTTCGCTGCGGTGATCTGCCCGCCTTCCACCTCGGCCTTCAGCTTGGTCAGCATCAGCTTGTACGCATCGCGCTGCGCCGGGGTCAGTTCCGCACTGCGTGTCTCGTACATGACCGGGGGCAGGTCCACGCACTCGGCGCGCTTGAACCGGATGGCGGGCTGCATTGCCTTTGCCACGATGCGCGCCGCGTTCGGGCGCGGTTCGCGTCGGTGCGGCCCGATGACCCGCATGGTCAAGTCGCGGAACGCGGTGTAATACTTGGGCACGGTGTCCGGGTTAATCAGCAGGCACTGCGCCCATGCGTCGGTCGGCTCGGTCGGTGTCGGCGTGCCGGTCAGCCCCCAGCAGATACGGGTCGGGTGCGGGACCAGCATACGCAGCGCCTTCCAGCGGTCGGTGCTCTTGTTGCGCGCCGCCTGCGCGATTTCGTCGATAGTCACCACGTCGATGTCGTCACGGTTCGCGATCAGTTCCGCCACGATCTTCAACCCGTCCGGGTTGATGATGTAGATGTCCACCTCCTGTTCCAGCAGCTTCTCGCGCCGCGCCCGCGTCCCGTACAGCACCGCAAAGGTGAGGTGCGGGAAGCCCCGGAAAATCGTGTTCGCCCACGTTTCCTCCAGCGTGGACAGCGGGGACACGACGATCATGCGGTGCGCGACTCCGATACTGCGCAGGTAGTCATACGCCCACAGCACGCTGTACGTCTTGCCCGTCCCCATTTCGTTGAGACAGAACGACCGATGGTGCCGTGTGAGGAACGCACTCGTCGCTTTCTGATTCTCGAAGGGCGGGTATTCCCCCGGCCACGAGTAGTAATGCTCAATCGGCATCGGGGCTTCGATACCGATGTTGCCCAATACCCGCACCTCCTCGTCGCGGTGAGGAACGACGACGAGGGTGCTTCCCTTGTACTCCATCGTCTTGGCGCTCGGTATGACCGCAAGTACGCGGTCGGGATTACTGAGGTTCAGGACGAGTTCCTGCGTCTCAGGTTTGACCAGCATGTTGGATTCTCTCCTGTAGTGCCGAGTAACCGCAGACATCGACAAGCGAGTCGCGGTGGCTCGGCGTGTTAATCAAGCGCGCCTCCTTGAGGAGACGCATCATGGCACATACATCGTCCACGTCCAAGTGGAACTCGATGCCATATTTGTGGTGCATGTACAGCGCCCAAAAGTTTGCGATGCAACGAAGGTTCTTGCCGGGGTCGCCGTAGGTGGTTTCGCGGTCGCCATAAATCAGTTGGTGCGCTTCGGTTAGGATGTCAGGTTGCATAGGGTGCTCCCAGTTGCGGTGTCGGCATGGCGCGTGCGTTCATGTTGCTTTCCTTCCTGTTGTGTGAAAACACTATCTTGCGTACCTCGTGGGCGATGCGGTTCAGCACTTGCGGTTGCGCAGCCTCTTTCATGTACTTTATTTCGAGCCGAGACAGCATGTATGCGCACCCGAACTGCTCGTGGCTAACCCTCCACCTCACTCGGAAGGTCAGCGCACCGTGCGGCGCAGCTTGCAACTCGACCACTGCACCGCCCGTGATCGCGTCGATTTCTGCGACCCACTCCGCCCACGTCTGGAAGTCCATTTGCGCGTTAGCCGTCCACCGGGAACATTTCGTCGAGGATGCGCTGGTACTGTTTCTTCCTGCGCTCCAGTATCGCCAGTCGGTCCTGTTTCTCGATGATGCGTGCGAAGTTCACCTCGCGCTCGCAGCACGTCTCGTTGATTTCACTCTCCAGCACGGCGATCTGTTCGTCGAGTTTCACCATTTCGAGGTTGGCCTGTGCGCGTGCCTTGGCGGCACGTATCGGGGCCAGTGTTGCGTCGATGGCTTCCTTGCTCATGGCGAGTATTTCACGGTATGACGGTAGCTTCATTCTTCATCCTCCAGTAGTAAAAGCGCCTCGTGGTGCTCGATACCCTGCTGCATCGGCGCGTTGAGCAGGGGGTTAAACATCATGCGTGCAGCGTCCCGCTGTTTAGCCGCGTAGCGTTGCATCTCGCGTGCATATTGTTCCGCCGCATTGGGTAGTGGCATGGGTTCAAACCATTGCGGTCCGGGGACGCACTGGAGGGCACCCTGCGGTCCGGGGACGCACTGGAGGACACCCTGCGCACCGCCGTTTAATAGTCCTTGAGCCATCGTTCCAAGTCTCCTGTGCCGGTTTCGGCGTTAATGAGGAACACGACGGCACCTGCCTTGCGCATCGTCGCTGCCGTGGTTTCCTGTCGGTCGGTCATCTGCTTGTTCCCGGCCTTGGTTTCAATGGCGAGGAACTTGCCGTGGTGGCAGCAAACGAAATCCAGTGACGGCGCACCCATGCCGTTCATCACCGGCATGTGCCAGTACACCCCATACGCGGCCAGTACCTTCTTGACCTGCGCCTTGATCTTGCCTTCGGGTGTGCCCGCCATGTTAAGCGCGCTTTCCGACGGCCATGCGCGCCACTTCCATGATGTCGTCCAACTCGTCGTTCATCGCCTCCGCCTCGGCCAGCATATCGACCAGTTCGGCGCAGCGCATCGCCAACTCGTACTCCATATCGGTGGCGTCCGGCTTGTGCAGGACCGCCCGTATGAGTTCTTCGTTCGTCTGCCACGAGAATTGAGTGTAGCGTTGCATCATGGATTGCTCCTTTCAATTACGTCATCTTGTTTCGTTACCCTGCGTTAGTAAGTCTCCCGTCACACGCCGCAATGACTGCATCGGTGTCGCCCGACCGGGCAGTATTTTTTGCACAGGCCGGACGGCTTCGCTTCCCACTTGTCCTCCTCGAAAGCGATTTCAACCCGGCGCACACGGGGCAGGAAGTCCCGCCATATCTCCGGCAACTGGTCGCGGGTGTAACGCTCCGTGGACAGCTTCTGCTCACGCAACCACACGAACCCGGTGCTGACTTCCTCGATGGCGGGGTAGGTGTGGAACGCGAACGCCGCAGACAGCTTCAACTGCGACGGGTCGTGCTTCTTCGCCCCGGTCTTCCAGTCCAGCACCACGGCCTTCGCCCCGGCGTTGATACTCACGTCGAGCACCGCACGCACCCAGCAGTCCTTCGCCATCCACTTCACCGGCTGGAAGTGCGCGTTGAGCGCCAGCTTCTGCTCGGTGACAAGTTGCCCCGGCGTCACCTCGATGCGGGCGCAGAACTTCTCGTATGCGGTCATGCCTTCGGGCAGCGGGGTCTTGTCCCTCAAGCGGAGTTCGAGTGCCTTGTGGACGGTGTTGCCCCAGCGCGTCGATTCCGTCTGCGGCTCTACAACTTCTTTGCTGACCCGCGTCAGGTAGTACCGTTTCGGGCACGTCTCGAACGCGGACAAGCTGGTATGGCTCCATGCGGGCATCGTTGTCATAGCGCAGCACCTCCTTCTAAAAAGTTTGGCCGGGGAGGGTGCCCCGGCTGTTTTACCGCTTCCTTCGTGTCGCCTGTTTCGTCTGCGCCAGCTTTGCGTCAATGAGGTTGTGTTCCAGTTGCGTGTCCAACTGCTCCCAAAACTCACCTGTCACTTCGTTCCGTTGCTTCCAGTCAAGTTCGCCACGGGACGCAATGAACGCATCGCGAGCTTTCATCCAGCGTTTCATTGTCACGCGCTTGAAGGTAGTGCGCGCTGCCGGGGAAAGTCTCGACCCGCGCTCTAGTTCCTCAAGCTGCACCGCTGTATTCAGCCTCGCACGGCGCTGCCTCATGTAATCGCGTTGGTAGTCCACCTTGCTGGTTTCCGGGGCCGTCTTGCGGCGTCCCTCCACCAGTTCCAACACGCCGTCGAATGCCTCGTCCGACTGGGCTTCCAGCCGTATCAGCGCGTTCAGCGGTTCCAGCCAGCCCGCGAACATCCGGGGCATGGTTTCCTTCGTCGCGATCAACTCCATCAGTTCACGGCGCAGGGCGGCGTAGTTGCCCGCCTCGGCCAGTAAATCGACGGCATCCTTCAACTCTGCCTTCGTCACTCTGCTCATGATGTCACCTCCAGTTTTCGTACTACACACACAACAACGGCTCTCTACGGAGCCTGTCCCTGTAGGTTGTACGCCACGGCGGTTAGCACGTCAAGGCATCGGACGTTAAATACTGGCTACTATGTAGCGTAAGTTACACGCCCTGTAGGCGCACCGCCATAGGTACGATTACCTAATGAATCCACTATAAGTCCTTCATCCAATTACTATTACTTTAGGACTATGCACTCCGGTCTAGGAGTTGGCTGACCCTATATCAGCGGTGCCTGTTACTTCGCCGCTCCGTAGGTGTCGGCAATATCCCCCTCAGACCATGTAGGCAGTGCGGTCCACCACTTCGGCGGGGTACGCATCGCCTGATGCACCGCCGCCAGCAGCGGGGCCGCTTCCGCCTCGGGAACCACGTAAACCAGTTCGTCGTGGACGGTTAGCCTCGGGTAGTGTCCGGTTAGCCTCTTCACCTCCAACATGTTATCTGCTACCACGCCACGGGCTAAATGCTGCACGATGTTCTCCGTCACCTTCCCGGCGTAGATGCGCGCCCGGCTCCGCCCCTTGCCGTACACCCACTCGTCCCGGCCTTCCTCGTTCTTCACGATGCGCAGGTTCGGATAGCGGATGGTGCCAACCGGCGTGACGATGCCCTCGGCGCTGGTGCGGCACAGTCCCCACGGGTCGATGACGAACTCTTCCTTGGCGTAGATGTACTCCAGCGCCGTGTGACAGGTCTTCCAGCCGCGCACCACCTCGGGGTGTTTGCGCCGGTAGCCGTCGATGTGTTTGTCGGCTTCGTTGAGCGGCACGTCGATCTGCGCCATCGACTTCGCCACGGCCCTGTACTTCCTCGGGTTGCGCAGTCCGAACCCGCAGCCGAGGTGCATGGCCTTGCCCGCCTGCCGTTGCGGCTTCTCGATTTGGTCCACCGGGATATGGAACACGTCCGAGGCTTGCGCCTTGTACAGGTCCGCCTTCGCCGGGTCCGCCGTGAACAGCGCCATCGCATACGGCACTTTCCACAGGAACATATTGATGCGCAGTTCAATGCCGCTCAAGTCCGCCACGACCACCTTGTACCCCTTCGGCGCACGTAGCGAGTAGCGCAGGGCGTCGGACAACTTCGGCGCACCGGGCAGAATGCGTGGCAGGTTCTGCGGGTTGTAGGCCCAGCCGGACCAGCGCATTGTCGTTTCCGCACCGCAGTAGCGCAGCGGGATGGGGAGCAGTCCGCCGAACAGCGCCGCCGCTTGCAAGAACTTCACGATGCGGGTTTCCAACTGGGTGGACTTCACGCCCAGCCGTGCCCGTGCCGCCATCGCAACCACCGGGTTGTCGTGGTCCTGCAAATCCATGAAGTCTTCGTCGGTCTTCGCCAGCGCCGGTATCATCTTGCCCGGTACTTTCGGGGAGGGCTTCATCGGGCAATCCACGCCGAGGCTTTCCAGCAGCTTCGCGAACTTCGCCGCGCTCGACAGCACCTTGCCCACTGCCGTCGCTGCGTCGTCGCTGGTCATGCCCGGATGGTACATGCCCAGCATGGTCGCCATGTCCAGCAGCATTCGGTGCTTGTTCTCGCGCTCCGCCACCAGCGTCTGTTCCAGTAGCGGGGCGTCCAGTTCAAACGCTGGCTCAACCAGCATCCGTATCGTGGCGTCGATCAGCCGCATTTCACTGGCTGGGGTGCGCGGCATCAGTTTAGTGAACACGCCGTGGCAGATGTCGGTGTCTTGGTTGTTGTACACCTCCATCGACGCCAACTCGTCCGCCGTGAAGTCGCACAGGTGTTTGCCCTTGGTGTTGGTTGCCTCCAGCGAACCCTTCACACCCAACTCGGGGCACAGTTCCACACCCAGTGCGGCCAGCGACAGGCCGATGGTCTTCGCATAGATGGGCCGTGCCATCGCCAGCGTGCAGCCCCACATTTTCGGCTTGATGCCGAAGCGGAATGCCGCAATCAGCGCATCGAACTCGCTGTTGTTGTGCGCAACCAGTAACACGTCGGACCAGTCCATCAGCCCGAACAGTTTTTTCAACTTGGCTTCACCGAACACGCACCGTGCAGGTCCGCCCCCGATCTTGATGGAACACGAAATCACTTCGGTGTCCGGGTGCATCACGTAGTTGAGCGCAGACATTTTCTTGAGCGAGTGCGTGGTTGTCCAGTACGTCTCGAAATCCAGCACTATGACTCTCATGTCGCCTCCTCGTTTCCGTTTTCGTTTTCGTTTTCAATTATTCGCAGAATCTCTCGCGCATCCCGTTCGACCCCGGTCACACGGCACACGTCGCTGATAGTGAAGGCGCGCAGACCTTTGCCGTGCAGCAAACCCATCGGGTGCCGTAGTACCACCTTGAGAACGCTGGGTTCAACCCATTCACTGTTCACCACATGGTAGCCCGTGGGCGCTACGGCGCAGTTGACCTGCCATGCGATTAGCTCCTTGGACAGTCGCCCCTGCGGCACGGGTTTCACCGGCTCCGGCGGCTTCCTCTTCTTCGGCTCCTCCCGCTGCGGCGGCTCCGGCGCTCTCTCGCTTAACTGCGGCGGCTCGGGCATAAGGGGCGACCGCACAAAGGGCGACTCCGGCGGCTCCGGTGCAATGGGCGTATGCCTAAGGGGCTGCGGCTGCTGCGGCGGCGGCAAAACGGGTGCGTGCTTGAACGGGCGCGTCCGCTTCGGCTCGATAGGCGGCTCCCGCTTGAGTTGCGACCTACGGCGCGGCGGCTTCGCGTCGGGCTGCGTGGCACCGCTGCTCACGAACGCATCCGTGAACCGGCCTCCCTTAACCCACGCCGCTGCGAACGCCCTGTCCTCGTCGAACTGGTTGTTGAACAGCATCGGGCGTCTCCTGCGGTCCGGGTACTCGTCCGCCACCTCCGACGCTATATCGAACGCCTCGTATGCGTCCACGTCTGCGTCCACGTCAAACGGGTCAATGTCACAGAGTTGCATCGCGCACCTCCAACGCTTCATACTTGAGCCGAAACGTCGCATCGTCGTAGCACTTCACGTCGCCGTTCTCTCCCCGGCGTACCCACCAGCCGGGTTTGATCGTGTCGATGCGTTCCGGGAACCGCACGATGATGTAGTCGTCGGAGTACGGCGTCAGGAGCGCATCCGCATCTGCGAATAGCTGCTCGATGTCGGCGTAGTTGCTGCCGTCCCATTGCAGGCAGGTGGCGTGGTACAACTTCTTCCTATGCGTGTGCTTCACGTCGTTCCTTATTCTCGGCGCGCAGTCGGCGTCCGCGCTCTCGTTGGTAAATCCGGTGCTGCGCTTTCCGGTGCTCCGCCGCTGCTTCGTAGCCCGCCACTTTGCACGACGCGCACACCCGCCCGTACTCGGAGAACATCAGCAGCGACTGTCGGGCTTTACACCGCCTACAGGTACGCACGCTGCATCCTGCGCCGGGCTTCGTCGATGATGTCCTGCGGGTAGCTGCTCGGCAGGCACGAGCCGACCTTGTGGACCACGTTGTCTTCGGGCAGCACGGCACGCGCCTCGCGTTCGATTTGGTCGTACACGAAGTCGGACAGAATCGGTGCGGCCTCGACGTAGTACAGGTAGCGATGCACCAGCACCTCGCGTTCAAGTTGTGCGGGCGTCATGGCTAATGCACCAGCATGTTGGCGGCGGTCATCATCCGCTGCAACTCGCGCAAGTCGAACGACACGTCGGGCGGTCTACACGTTTCGCCGCCCACCCATATCAGTGCGCGTCCGTTGACCATCTTCACCGTGTGCTCGTCTACCTCGAACACGACCGCCCTGATCGTACCTTCCGTCATACCCACCTCCGTCGTATCTGTCGTTGCCGTTGATGTTTCATCTGCACTATTTCGCGATCCAGTATCCAGCGCCCCCGCAGCATCTCGGGGAAGTACCGATTGCCGTAGTTGCTGAACGCGTAGCGCAGCCCGGAACGTCGGCCACGGTTGCAGCCCATTGCGACACTTATCGAGTTGAAGTTCACTTGCTCACCTCGTCGAACACGATGCAGTCGATGGTGTGCTCGTCCACGTCTTCCGGGAGTTCGAGGACGCCGTAGTCGTCCGACTTGTAGTGCATGCTGTGCAGTTCGTGGTCGAACACCCAGCAGCCGTCCGGCCAGTAGTAAATGCGCATCATTGCGACTCCCTCCGTTTGAACCCGCCCGTGAAGCGCGCGTGGCGTCCGGTGAGTTCGAGGCACAGCGTTTTCTCTACCCACTGCTGGCGCAGGTGGACGTTGTTGGGGTACAACTGGTGCCCTTCGTGTCGCAGCTCGGTCAGCCCGCGCCGCCGCATCGTGGGTAGTCTGCTCATGCCATCAGCCTCGCATCACGTTGCATTTCATACCGCTGCTCGGCGTAGTCGGCGCGCTTGTCGTCGCAGCGGGGGCAGTAGCAGGTGCGCCAGTTGCCGGTGCATTCGTACTCCGGGCGGTTAGCGAGCGTCTGCACTTCGTTGATCGCTTGGTCCAGTGCGCCGGTCAGTTCGTCGTAGTCCGCTCGGGTGTCCACGTCGCTCAGGCCGTTCACCTGCACCGCGTGCTTGAGTTCCGCAAGCGCACCGCGCAAGTTGGTAGTGTTGTAGGAAGGGCAGTTCATTTCAACGCTCCTTTTCTGCGGCTCCAATCGTGCTGACAATCTGTGTCGCACCAGCGCATCGGTTCGGGCAACGCCTCGCCGCAGTTGTGGCAATGCCCGATGTACTCCGCCTCCGGTGGGGACGCAGCCAACGCTTTGCGCGTCAGCTCGAATTCAGCCTCCAGTCGGATGTCGGTTACGTCTGCGATGTCGCTCATAACTCCCTTGTTAGTTTGTTAAGGTGTCGGTTAGCTTAACCCCCACATTTTTGTTAGTCAATCACTTCGTGAAAAATCAGAATTTACTGACTCGGCATCAGTTCCGACTCAGCCAGTTGCCGGGGCGACATGCGGTACGCGTGGCCCTCGCACTCGACACGCCACGCGCCGCTCTTGAGCGGTTCGCGCAGGGTGAACTGCCTGCTGCCGTAGGTCAGTTGCAGGCCCGGTTCGTACTTGCGCACCTCGGGCCGGTACGAGGCATACGACCGGATGGGGGAGGCACGGTCGCCTTTGCTGAATTTCGTTTCGTAGTAGCTGTTGTCGGTGAACCCCTTGGCGTTGTGGAACAGCGCCATGTCGGCATCCTCTTCGAGATAGACGGTTTCACCGCGCTGATATGAATAGGGGCTGATCTTGTCGAGCAGCCCCAGTTCCTCCAGTTCCTTCCGTTTCACCGCCAGCCAGCCGTGGGCGGGGTCCGTGTGAAAGATGTATTTCTTCATGTCGTTCTCCTTTCGCCTTCGCTATCCGACAGTTTCGATTTGATCTGAGTAGAACTGGATAAACCATTTCCCACCGAACATATTGTCGTGCCGCTCGACTGTTGCCGGTCGCCCGGACGCTTTGTACATAGCCTCAGCAAGTGTATTGCCCTCGACCTCCGACGCCACGACTAAGCGCGTGATGATGGAAATTTGAGTGTCTTTATTCGATGTAATCAGCATGTCGGTCTCCTTTCAGTGGTGGTTCAGTTGGGGTCGATGTCCCCGAGGTTGTGCCGCTCCGCCATCGCTACTGCGTCCTTGTAGCGGTCGTCATAGTTCGGGTACTCGTTCGCGATCATGCAGAGGGCGGTGCGTAGGTCTTTTCTCAGTGCCGCGCACTCATCCATTACCTTTTGCATCGTTTCGGTCGGCGCGTGTTCTCCGGTCTGCTCGACACCGCGCAGGTATTTCATAACCCACTGTGCGTCGCTTATCTTTTGGTCCGCCATGTCGTTCTCCTTTCAGTGTTTCAATCCACGACCACGCCGTCGCGCAGGTATTGCTCGATGTCGTCCACCGATTCGCGCAGCAGGTACAGGTTGCCGAGTGCGCCGTAGTAGCCCGTCTTGAGCGCCATGTCTTCGACGAAGCCGATGTGGAAGGGGATGCCGAAGTAGTCGTGGCCGTCGTCCCACGTCGGGTCCATGATGGTCCCGTCCGGGCGCAGGCACCATGCGTGCTCCAGTGCGAGTCCGAGTCCCCCGGTACAGGCCCAACCCTCCACGTACACCCAGTCGTTGATGCGCGCATGTTGCATGGCGTTCGCGAAGCAGCGACCCCGCTGTCCGAGTCGGGGTGCGGGTTCACTGTGCGGCCACTCCCGGCCAAACTCCAGCGCCAGTGCGATGGTCAGCGGCACTCGATGCTCACGCATAACCTCGGCCATCTGTTCGACGTACTGCCGCGCCGAGTTCATGTCGTGCTCCTTCACGCCCGCAGGTCGGTGCCGGACACGAACTCGGGCTGCGCGCTGCCGTGTCCGGTCCCCATGCCGTCGAGGTAGTAGTCGGCGGGGATGCGGTAGATCGCCGTCGGTTTCTTACGCGTGATGCTGCGCAGCTTCTTCACGGCCTCGGCTTCCGTCGTGCCCTTGCCCCACGAGTTGTTGCCGACGGCGAGGTAGTGGGTGAGGATGACGTTGCCTTCCGCATCGGTCGCCGCTTCGGGCTGGATTTGGTAATACCCCGTCCCGCACACGGTGCAGCGTGCGTCGTCGCCCAGTTCGTATCCCTTGCGCTGGTCCACGTTCCCGCAGGTGACGTTGTTGCAGGTGCAGTTGAAGACGGCGTTCGGTGTGCTCTTGGTGTCGATGGTCATGTCGGCTCCTTTCAGTATTCGGACGGCAGCAGCAGCACGTTGTTGGTGAGGTAGAACTGCCACTTCCCGTCCGGGCAGTCGGTGTACTCGATGTCCCGGTGCCACAGTTCGGTGTCGTTGCCGTCGGTGCAGGACAGCTTGGCCTCACCGTCCTTGGCATCGAGGGTCACGGCGATGAACTCTTCGCCGCGCTTGTGAATGTCCATCACCTCGGTCCCCATGATGTCGAGGAACCAGTACGCACCGTTGCCTGCGTTCTCGGCAAAATACTTTACGCCGTCGGTGTATTTCATGGCGGGGTAGAGCGGGTTGTAGTGCCACTGCTCGGTCCCGGTGAAGGTACTCAGCGCGTTGCGCATGTCTTGTGGGTCGTTCATTGTCGCCTCCTGTATGGTGAATGAAAAAAGGGCGACCGCGTGAGTCGCCCAAGGGTGGTGCCGCTTTGATACGTGCTGCGTGCTACGAGTGCATCCGGTCGTGCAGAATCTGTTTCAGTGCCGTGGTCGTGCCGTTGCAGAATATCATGCCGGGATGCCCCCGCATGACTGCTGCGGTTGAGTGCGACACGAACTTGGTCATTACGATTGCCATGTCGGCGTGCTTCACCATGTCACGAAGCTGGTCGTGCTTCGTCTCGGACTTCACGAATCGCAGGTCGAAGAGCTTGCTGTACGCCACTTGAATCTCCTGCCCAAGGTGCGGCAGCATCCCCACGACCACGACCTTGCGCCGGGTGTCGTTCGCCTGTGCCTGCGTCGGGGTCGGGGCGACGACTTCCTGAATGGCGTCTTGCAACTGGTGGCTCTGCACGATCTGCACCAGCACCGGCTTGAGCGCGCTGACGATAGCGTTGACGATCAGCGTTTGCAGGTCGGGCGGGGCCGCTGCGGCGTGGGGTTCCTCCGGCTTCGTCTCGACCTCCGGTACTTTCGCCGCTTGCGCGTCGAGAAGGGCGTGCTCGGTGGCGATATGGTCCAGCAGGGGCTGGAGCCATGCAAGCTGCTTCATGCTGCCCAGCTTCTCACTCATGCGGCGGTGCGGGGGAAGCGCCTCGTTGGCCGCTGGAAGCAGGTCGCGCCAGCGCCAGTCCGGGTGCGCTTCGCGTGCTTCGTAGAGGCGCTCCGCAAACAGGCGCTGCTCGTCGCGGTTGAGGAACACCTTGGGCTTCGACTTCGACTTGGGCGGCTCCCTCGGGGGGACACTTGAGGCCGTAGCGCGCCCAAGCGGCTTCGCGTCGCTGCCCTCGCTCGCTCGCAGCTTCTCTAGCCCTGCTTTAATCCACGGTATCTGCGTCGGACCCGATACCTTCGCGCCGATGGGACAGTCCGGGGGAAGCTCCTTGTTGCCTTCATCGAAGCACCTGCGCCACGACCACGCCGGGTTCGCTTGTTTGGCACGGTGCGTTGCAAGTACAAAACGCTCTTTCTCGACATCCGTCCACTTCGACACCAGTATCGACGCTCCCATACCTGTTTCCTCCTATCACGTTGACCGAAAATTACCTAGCGCGACTACATTCTAACTTGGCGCGACGGGAAGTATATGTGCGCGTCGCACGTTAGCGCAAGCCGGAAAAATATATAGGCCTTTCGGCATAGGTATTTTTACCTAGTCCGATTCCTAGACCTCTAGCGTGGCCGCTAGGGGGCGTCGGGCGAGAGGACATCTATGCGGAACTGCTCGACCGCTTCTCCCTCCGTGTAGCCGTAGTACCTCCGGTGAACCCGGCAGCCGTCCACCATCGCCGCCACTTCCCACCCGCCCGAGGGGTGCAGGCGCTCGGTGAACACTGGCGTGTCGTCCTCGTCGAGGTTGTAGGTGATCGGCACTTGATACCGTCGTGCCGTGTCCGCGCAGTCCGCGCAGAACCGGGCGTCCTTGTCCCCGTCGGGGGCCAGTTGCAGGTCCACCTTCGCCACGACTTTTCCGGGGCATCCGGTGTACCAAGTGCATCGCTGTGCGGTGTTCATGTCGGCCCTCCTTGCGCGTCCTGCGCCTCGCTGTCCTTCATCATCTGCTCCAGCTTGGTGACGACCTCGGGGTCGCAGAACATCATCGGCAGGTCGTCGGGGACGGGTATGTTGAACATGCGCCGGGCGACCTCACGGCGGATATGGACAATCGCCCCGGTGCGGTATGCGCCGCTCGGTTTGATGTTGCCGTTCGGCTCCTTAGTGGACTTCGATTCGTCAGCGGCGACCAGTGCGAGGTAGCCTTCGTTGAACAGCTTGTCGTGCTCGGGGCACAGTCCCCCGCCGGTGACGGTGTGCTGCTCCATCGAGTCGCGCATTCGCTTGTCCAGCAACAGTGCGCCCGTGTCGAACGGCTGGCCGCACACGATGCAGATGTGTTGCTCCATTGAGACGAACGACTTGTTGCTGTATGGTTTCGTGGACATGATGGTCTCCTTACGTGGGTACATGGGTGCTGAATATGTGGCGCTTCTCGAACGTGATGGTGTCGCCGTAGCGCAACCCGTGCTCGTCGGTGCAAACAAGGTCGTTATCGACCGCGCCCGTTACGGCCTCGCCTTCAACGCTGGTGACGCTCACCCAGAAGCGTTCCGTGTCGTTCGCGCATACCTTGACGGATGCTCCCGGCTCGACCTGTGCGAGGTCGGCGGCGGTCGGTGCCTCGAAGGTGGATGGGAATTGTTTGGCGCGTTCTTGCGCGTCAACAAACTGCGTGGGGTGTTCGTGGGTCATGTCGTTCTCCTTCTCAAAAAATGCAAAAGCCGAGGGGGCTTTTCATTCCCTCGGCTTCGGCACGGCCACCTACGGCGACCTCGCGGGCTAGGCCCGGTGTGAAATATATCACGACACAGTGGGGGCGGGGGCGTCCTCGTGCCCGCTGTCCAGCGACATCACGGAGGCGATGGCGTCCTCCAGTTCCGTCACGGCGGCTTCGGTGCGCTCCCGGTCCACGCCGTTGAACCGCAGCACCCGGCGTGCCGCCTCGTACACGGCGCGCAGTCGCTGTCGTTCGTCCTCGTCGCGCTCGTCGCCCGATCTGTACACCTCGATGAACGTGCCGCCTTCGAACACGTCGCACCCGGCGTTCAGCAGGTCCAGCACGGTCAAGTCGATCACGTTGTCCCAGCCCATCGCCCGCACCGCCCGCACCATGTCGCCCTTGAAGCTCTCGTGCGTGAAGGTCGCCAGCGGCACGGCCAGCGCCCGCTCCCAGTCGTCCACCACCTGTTGCAGCTTGCGGGCCTTGTCCTCGTCGGTCGCCTGCTGGTAGGCAGTCAGTCGGTCCAATTCGCTGGCGTCGTCCGGCAGTCGTCCGGCAAACCACTGGTCGAAGTAGGTGGACGCGATGGGTTCGCCGCCGGGTTGGTCGTCAAGTATTCGGGCCATGCTGTTCTCCTTGTTTGGTTAGCTTGTACGGTATCAGTCCGGTGCCGTGCTGGGCGAAGCGGCACAGGGCGTCCCAGTCCTCGACGTAGCCGACCGGCTGGCCGAACTCCTGTATCTCGAACACGGCGTGGGGCTGGCCGATCATGGCGCGCACGGCATGGTAGCGCAGCCAGTAGATGTCATGGGTCAGTCCGGCGCGCAGTTGTTCCGGGTGCAGGTCCAGCAGCAGGGCGGCGTGGGTGCGGTTCGAGGCGCGCACCGTGGCGAAGTAGTCGTCGTCGTTGGACGCGCAGTAAATCGGGTCGCCCAGTCCCCAGTACGCCCCGCCGTCGTCGTACCCGCCCGAGTCGATGCGGACATGGAACAGGCGGATGGTGCGGGGTTTGCAGTTCTGCGGCAGGCCGTGCGAGTGTCGGCCCATCGGTGCGCCGTACTGGCAGTTTACTTTCGGTAGCTGGCTCATGGCGGTGTCTCCTCGTTCGTGGCCGAGTCCGTAACCATCGCGGCTTCGTACCGGGCAATGTCTTCGAGCGTCAGCCACTCGGGTTTTTCGTCGAAGCCCTCGTATAGCTCCCGCATCTTCGCGATCTGCGCGGCTTCGTCACCGGCCCACAGGTGTTTCGCTGCGCGCTGGCCGTGGCCCAAATAGTATTCGCAGTCCGCTTGCAGGCGGGACAGCAGTTGGTAGTTGAACACGTCGTGCGGTGCGTGCGGTGCGTGCCGGGCGATGATGGCCTCGACCGTTTCAAGCTGCGGGCCGAATCCCCGTGCCCCGCATCCCGCAAGGTAGTCGTTCACCTCGCGCTTGCAGTCCTCGGTCAAACCCTCCGGCGGTTCGAAGTCAACCTCGCCGGTCGGGCCGTACAGTTTCAGCGTCATTTTGGTTCGCCTCCTTTCATCGGGTCAGCGTGCGTCGGTGTCCTTGCTTATCAGTTCTTCGGTCCGCCCGGACATGAGGCAAATGGACACGAAGGCAGGCATCGGCACGCCGGGGGGCAGGGTTTGCAGCGCGCCTATCCAAAAGGCGACGATGCACCGCTTTCCGTTCTTGGTGTCCGGGCTGATGCCGTCGGACTCCAGCATGGTGCGGCAGCGGCGTTTCAGTTCGTCCGTGTTCACCTTGCCGTCGGCAATCACGGCAACACTGCCGGGTAGTTGTTGGTTGGTCATGTCAGTCTCCTCTATTCACGTATCTATTCAGTTAGCGAGTCGTTGTCCCGTGCAAAGCTCGGCCCAGCGGCGTTTCTGACGTTCGGCAGCTAGTCAATATCTAGTCAGTGCGGCGTCTCCAGTTTCGTCGGCGGCGCGCTGGGGTCGAGAAACACGCCGGTCGTATTGTCGTAGAAGCACCCGTCCAGCTTGACGCCCCACGCGATCAACTGCTGGCGCACTTCCATCGGCAGGTCGTACACGCCGTCGTAGTCGGTGAGGGTGACGTTGCTGTTGCCCTCGGCACGGTCGAACCACAGTCCGCCCGCCGACTCGTCCCCGCGTTCGTTGTGCTCGAAGTAGCCGCGCAGTCGGCTGCCGTCCTCGAAAATCTCGACGGTGTAGTGCGGCGTCTCGGCCTTGAGGGGGTAGTCTGTCATGGTGCCTCCTTGTTCCTTGTGAAATGAAATCCTGCGCCACGGGCGGAAACGCCAGTACGCGCCCTTGAGGTGCGTGATGCGCACGTAGTACGCACCGATCTGAACCTCGTATGCCGTCGCGCCTTTCATGGCGCAGGCTCTCGGTAACTTCATGGT